TTAACATTCCTGCAACAGCGACTCCATACGTGATTGACACATTTAGTCAATCCAGTTACACCACTGGTAAGTACACGATCCAAGCTAAAGTTGGCTCAACTAACTTTGAAACATACGAAGCACATGTGATAACTGATGGAGCAGGCAATGCTTATATCAGTACGTTTGGTATTGTTAATAATGGCACAAACTTTGGTTCTATTAGTGCTAATGTAGTCAGTGGCAACGTGAGAGTTTACTACACATCAACTATAGCACAGGCCAATGTTAAAGCGTTTGGTACTTACATAGTATAACATAACGGATAAAAAATGCTGAATCTCAATAAAGTCTATCGCAAGGACTATACAGGCGAAGATATCATCGTCGAGCGTGTACATGAAAATCACGTTTGGAAAGATACCACAGAAACTGTGACTAATGCCGTAGTCAATAATCAAATATCAAATCGTGCTGTGGTGATTGGTAATGGCCCAACAAGACTTGATTTTGACATGAAAGCATTAAAACATGCCAGTGGACTATTAGGTGCGACCACTATTCAAACCTATGGTTGTAATGCACTCTATAGAGATTTTACTCCTGACTTTCTAGTAGTACAAGGATCAAATGATTTTATAAGAGAAATAGCTCTTAGCAATTATCCTTATACGAATATCATTTATACCAATGCCATACATTTATTAGAATATCCTAATAAATTTTATCTAATACCACACGATCCATATGCTGATTCAGGAACAACAGCAGCCTATCTAGCAGCATTTGATGGCCATAAAAAGATTTATCTATTGGGATTTGATGGCCACGATACACCAGGAACTAATTCAAATATCTATGCTGATACCAATGGATATGATCCTTCAACGGTTGATGATCTTAGCAGTGATAAATGGATAGAAAATCGTGCAAGACTATTTAGTGTATACTATGATGTAGATTGGGTTTGGGTGACACCGGCTGGTCGTAGCACTGTGCCTGATGCTCTAAAACCTTTTTCTAATTTCCGACAAATTAGTTTCAGAGATTTCGTATTAGAAGCCGACTTATAATACTGTTTCTAAAGTCTTGATTTTTTTACTAACCGCATCAAAATTAATAGTTCGCCAAACCCCTGGGTGTAGAGGTTTAGGATGATCTTCAAGATGCACCCAACAATGACCACGATGTTCGTAATTTAATTTTGGTGTGAATTCATCGTCTACTGGAATTAAGAAAGTATTATATGAAAACTTACCATTATCGCTGGTAAATTTTTCTATAGGAATGACTTTGACATTGTGGAAATTATAACCTAATTCTTCTGTTAGTTCTCTATAGAGACTGGTTAATAAATTTTCACCACTATCAATTTTGCCGCCAGCTAGGCCCCAAGTACCACTATATTTGTCGCCATCACGCAACAGAAATAGATACCTCTTGGTAGAAACACTGTAGATGAAAGTACCAACTCCTTCTATATGACTAGGGTCCATAGTCCGGCTTTGTATTCGCCTTCCCAGCTCTTGACCCACTGATTGAGATTCCATTTATATTGAGTTCCTGTGGTTAAATTACTTACATATTGTAACGTGGTATCTGATTGGCTGTCAAATGCCACAGTCCAATGTGTGCCGTTCCATTGGATTATATCATTAGCGTGTGCTACTAGATCTTGTCCATCTGATCCACGCCAGATGCTAGGACCATTACCTGGACTATTATTATAACTACCAATGTCTTTTAATATTAAATATCTGGTATTAGTTGCCGGGTTAGTTATGCTAGCATCAATGGTAACTTTAGTTGGATCGATGATAGCATTTATCGGAGTAAGAGTGTTGGTAGGAGTAGTATCAATGTTGACATTATAAATCAACAGTGTAGGGTCAGTCGGATGATAACTAACAGTGCCAATAACCTCAGTAACACCATCTGGTTGTAACAATCTAACTTGGCTCACACCATTAGATAGCGTACCATAGATATTAACAAAATTTTCCCATGCATCAGGAGTGCCAACTTTAACTGGAGTTGATGTAATGTCTTCCCCACCAATGTCTCTAGGATCCTCTACGTCTTGTACTTTTAATAATGTTAGAGTATTACCAATTAATAACACACCGTAATTCAATGGTGTAAAATACTGTCTTTGACCTAATAGGTTAGCATCAGAATATACACTGTCGCTGAGATTACCATCACCATCATGTATGCTGGCGATAATTTTCTGAATAACACCAAGCTTCTTAACTTTAGCTGGTGGAGTAATCCACACTGGTAGTTTAAATGTCATTGTAGCAACATCGATAGGATTGTCTGTACCAATTGGCACTGAACGGCTGGTCCAACTGACACTGTCTAGATAGACTACACTTAAACTAGTCCAATCAATATAATTATCAGTTGACTGTATTTCCATCGCTGGGTTAAACAGAACTTGTAGTTGTTCTATCAACTGTAATTTTTGTTTGGTATTTGATGTCCAAATGTCTAACTTCAATTCTATAGTATAAGGTACAGGCATGCTGCGTTCGATGGTAAAAGCATTGCCTTGACGATTTTCATATTCTTGTGTATCTTCGTTGTAGTACTTCTGACGTATATTCATTGTGCCAACGAATGTAGGATCTTGCACACGCTCACGATCATAATTGATACCACTGATATATACTGTCATAGCAGGCACAGCATTTAAAGTATTAGGTGCTGCATTTTGTGTGATGATTGTAGCCACTTGGCGACTGCCATCTCCCCAATAGACAGGCACACGTTGTAGTGTCTGGTTACCATTACGATCAAATCCAAACTCAACTTGGAAACCGCTTACAATACGGATAAACTGAGCTAGGAAACGTTCTATTTGCCCGTCATAAAAAAACTGTTGATTAGCGGCCATTATTCGTTATCCGCTGTTGGACGCAGTGCTTGACTCAAGCTCTGACGTTGATTTACTACTCTGCTGTAAATCGTATAATCTAATCTTTCACCAGTAGTGTATAAATTACTTTGGATGGTAAATCCGACCTTACCACCAATATTAGCTAAGGTATTAGGTATAATCAGATTATTGAGCATAGTCTTGACACCATAGCTGCTTATGTAATTGATAGTAGTGATGACATTACCAGTAGTTATATTAAATGATGAAGTAATACTGTTAGCTGGTGGACTATAAGTGTTACTGATGATTATAGCATCGTAACCCACTGAATTCTCATAGAATTTAGCAGTGTCGTTGACAAAGCTACTAAGTTGTGTTTGATTGCTAGAACCAGGTGTAAGATTAGTTCTGACAGAATCTTCTATAGCTATCCAACGTTTACCATCAAATCTAAACAGTCTATTAGGCATAAAATCTAATCTTAAGAAATAATCACCAGTATTGGGATTTGGAGTAAAGGCGATACCGGCAGCTACGGTCGTACCGTTAGGAGGTAATCCATCTCCAGTCAAGTATCCTTCTACTTTAACATCTGGAGTTAAAGTCGAAGAACTAGCATCATCAGCAACATCACTAGCATCTTTAAGAATATTACTAGCATCTTCACCCTGCGGATCACCAGGTGTACCATCTGGATTTACTGGTTCAACATATATTGAGCTAGTATCATAACCACTAGCCGGAACATCTTGTTCTGCACGAGCCACGACAGCATCGTTAATAGAATTGTATTTGTCTAATGTGCTGAGTACCTGACCTAGTGTTTCGTTAGTGTTAGTACCAGCGGCAATCTGATTGATAATATCTTTGTATTCTTGACTGTCTACTAGTGGTTGTAGTTTAACACGCCATAGATGCGGCCAATAAGTTGCTGCGAAACCTTCCGCTGATCGGGCTGCATCTTGTACGGTATAGAATCTTTTGAGTGCTACAGGTAAACCTTCGTCCAATGGATAATAATCTATCATGTTAGGTAATTCAATAACATCACCTACCATAAGTTTACGTCCTAGTGTTTGCACCATGTCTTGATAGTGGAATGTAGCAAACATGGTGTCACCAGTCAGGAATAAACCAAACTGTGTAAGATCAAAGTCATTGTCATTGACGCGATAGATACTGCGCATAGTATAAACTGAAGTGTCATACTTGCGATCACGATTTTCTAAAAATAGTAAATCTTGTATTCCTGTGATACTGGTAGCACCACCAGGTTCTGTAGCACTAACATTAGGTTGGGATAACGGACCTAAGTAAAGATGTATATAAACGTCAACACCACCAACGGTGAACATTTCATGCATGCGCTTGTCGATAAACGCATCATCATTACCTTTTTCTGGTTTGTATAAACTTAGACGTGGCATTAACTAATCCTAATTATCTAGTATTTATCGCCGATTGACACAGCTACCAAAATGTGTTATAATGCTTTTATGGCTGAAATTACTACAAGTTTAGATTGGGCAGAAGTCAGCATTGAGCTGGAAAATTCTGCCAAAAAGATGAAGCGTTACGGCCCTGATATGTTGCGTATGAGCAATGGCATAGCAGCTATGGTCAAACGGCTAAGCGAAGAAGAAGTAAACTGCCGTAGAATGGGTCGCCAAACACGACAGCATAAAGAGCTGGTAGCCAAAATCAACGAAGAAATAGCCAATTTTGAACGCTACTTAACTTTTGGTGTGCTGTTAAGTGGTTGACTTTTTAACCAAAAGATGCTATAATACTATTATATGAAAGAATTAGAGAATCTAAAAAAATTAAGAATTATTCCAGGATTCCTGGTGTTCTTGGCTTTAGTTTATTTTTGCTATAGTATTGACAGCTCTATAAGCGAGTCAAGGAAAATAGTCTATGGTGAAAGGACCGTGGAACAGATAATCAATACTCCACAACCATATATACCATCAGAACCTTGGGACAAAGATTTTAAATCAGCGATTACTCCTGCAGAGGAATCAAAATGAGCTATCAATGGAACTATAAGTTTACCTATCCCTATACGCCAGAAAGCAAATACCAACGCCTGTTCCACGCACAAAAAATCTTAGAGCTATCACGACATGTGATGTTGCTAGATAGTCTAGAAACACAACTTGAAGATTTGACACAGGCGAATAAATATCTCAATAAGTTTAGATTGGAGAAATAATATGGGAACACCTGTATATATGGAAATAGAAGAAGCCTACAGTATTGTCCAATTCGCCGGCGAAGCCTATGGACAAAGTAATCTGTTCGGTGCCCTAAACAGCATGGAAGAGAACTGGGACGATCTAGATAACATGGAACGTGCGGCCTACAAACAAGTTAAACGTGAATTAGAACGAGAGATCAAAGCAGTACGCATCTCAGAAGATGACGGGCAACCAGATTGAACGGCGCAGAACAATATCAACAGGAATTAGAACACCAACAATGGGCTAATGAACACCATACCTGTTCTATCTGTCAGTGCGACTACACTGATGACGAAGGTGGCATACAAGGATACATAGGTATATTACCAACTAGTTTTTGCCCAACTTGTCTAAGTGGTGTGATTGATATGGTTGAACAGTTGACACAAGAATAAAATCCTGTATAATTAAATGATTAACTAAGGAACCGGTATGGCAATCAAGATCGATGGAATGAAAAAGAAAGCTAAAGTTACTAATATCAACTTCAGCGATGAAAAATATACAGGCACGGAACCTAAATGGGATTATGATCGTGCTTTAGAATTTTCTGATGAAGAATTTGACCATCACTTGCGTAAAAGCCTAGTCTACTATAATTATTACTACAGCGTAAAAGATCTGAAGAAATATGTAGTAGATTATCTACGTAAAAACACAGAGCAAAATCATAAGATGGATAAAGAAACCATTGATAGATATAGTCGTTCTGCTGACAGCCTAACTCCGTTTACTGTTTGCGCTTTAGTTAAAGCTCATTCTCAAGGCATGCCCTTGCGTGACAAGCATGTTGAATATATTCTTAATGCTGTTCGTCGTGTTCTTGAAATGAAAGCCGACAATGATGAAGAGTTTGACGTTAAAAAAGAAACTAAAACATTAGCCCAATTACCAACCATCCAAGACCGTATGAATGAAGTAGCTAAGAAACATATCTTATACTTTGAAATCCTTGAAGATGGATTATTCGCTGGTGAAACCATAGATCCTAAAGCCTACGAATACTTAACAAAGAATAATGTTCCACAGGCTCTTATCAGTAAAATACAATCGATATTTGAATCACGTTATAACGAAATGCTAGAAGCACGCAAGGGTGAAGACGAACAGCTGAAAGAAGGCTACAGCCACTACAAAGCCGCTGACTATAAACGCTGTGAACAGTTTTATACTAAACTATTCCAAGACTTGGCCGCTTATAATCAAACCAAGAAAGCTACTAAAAAAGCCTCGGTCCGTAAACCACCACAAAAAGAAAAACTAGTCAAGAACTTGAAATACCTCAAACAAGACACAGCTACTAAATTGGTATCAATCAATCCAGTAGACATCGTTGGTGCTGAAGTGTTATGGGTCTACAATGTTAAAAATCGCAAAATTGGCAAATATGTAGCAGAAGCCATGGGAGGTGTGTTAGGCATCAAAGGTACTACCATCACAGGTTATGATGCTAACAAGAGCATACAAAAAACACTTCGTAAACCAGAAGAACAACTTAAACAATTCCTAGCTAGTAGTAAAGTTGACTTACGTAAGTTTATTGAAAATATCAAGACCACTGATATTAAATTAAACGGACGTATCAACGCAGAAACCATATTACTTAAAGTTCAATAATCCCCCTCGAGGTAGCGTAAAGACAAAGTTATCCTAGAGCTGAGCATAAATACATGAACAGCAACAGGATAACTTATGTCATATTCAGTAAATCATACACCAGACTTACCAGGTAATATATCATCTACTTCTGGTAACCTAACAAGTAATTTAAGTCTATTCACAGACAGCTTGTATGACCCTAGCAAAGGTACAGGTGCTGGACATATTGCTTTTGATGCTAACTTACAGGCACAACTAGACACAGTAGCTAGTAAACGTGCAGAAATCATTGACTATATCCGCCTACGCCTAGGTGATCAAATCATAGACGTAGAAGCTGACAAAGAACACTACGAGATGGGTATCAATCAAGCATTGATACGCTATCGTCAACGCAGCAGTAACAGCGTAGAAGAAAGCTATGCTTTCCTAAATCTACAGCCAGAAACACAAGAATATATATTACCTAATACCATAATGAACGTCAGACAGATATTCCGTCGTGGTATTGGTAGCGTATCAGGAACAACAGCGTCACAGTTTGAACCATTCAGTTCAGGTTACTTGAACACCTACATGTTGGTAGCTGGGCGTGTTGGTGGACTTACAAACTATGAATTATTTGTAGACTATCAAAAACTAGCAATGACCATGTTCGGTGGTTACATGAACTTTACATGGAATAAAGTCACTAAGAAACTGACTATCATACGTAAGATGCCATTTGGTTATGCTGGTGACACTGGTAATAATTCAGATAGTTTCCAATTTGAAAGTGTGCTATTATGGATCGACAACTACAAACCAGACATCATGCTACTAAACGATAACATGACATTCCCGTGGATACAAGACTATGCGCTGGCCCTAGTTTCGATGTCAATCGGACAAGCACGTGAAAAATTCGCTTCAATAGCGGGACCACAAGGCGGCACTAGCCTAAACGGTACAGCACTCAAACAAGAAGGTAAAGAACTACTTGAACGTCTAGATGATGAAATCAAACGTTATGTAGATGGTAGCATGCCTTTAACTTGGGTAACTGGTTAATAATCTCTAGACAAACACGCAGTTTTCTATTAAAATATTAGTATCAACTAAGGAGATTCTATGTCACAAGTCATTGGTATCGTGGGCTTTATCGGATCTGGTAAAGACACTGTCGCAGATTATCTAGTTAATTTTCATGGTTTTAGACGTGAGAGCTTTGCCAACAGTTTAAAAGATGCTGTAGCACAAGTATTTGGTTGGGACCGTGAGCTACTAGAAGGACGTACTAAACAAGCTCGTGAATGGCGTGAAACACGTGATGAATGGTGGAGTACCAGACTTAAGAAAGACATAACTCCTAGATGGGTGCTACAATATTGGGGTACAGAAGTAGTGCGCAAAGGCTTCCATGATGACATGTGGGTAGCTAGTTTAGAACATAGATTGTTAACTAGCACCGATGACATCGTTATCACAGACTGTCGCTTTCCTAACGAAATTAAAGCTATCCGTAAAGCAGGAGGTCGTGTTATACGTGTTAAGCGTGGTGAGGAACCTGAATGGTTTGATGATGCCAAGAGCATGAACAAAGGCCCTAGCCGCAACATGAGCTGGGCACTAAGCAAACACAACATTGAAAAATTAGGTATCCATGCCAGTGAAACTGCTTGGGTAGGACAAAAGTTTGATGCAGTATTAAACAATGATGGTACGCTAGATGAGCTATACCAACAGGTTGAGCGTGAAATTATCAATAATCAGGCACCAAATCACCCTGACGCCATCCTAACCCCTCTCGGGCAACTTCATACTGACAGTTAGCACATATTGTTTTTAAGTTAAGTTGTTTGGCGTTGTTTAAATCACCATCTATATGGTAAACGAATAGTTGTTCTTTTAATTTAGCATGGA